GTGCCGAGCCATGCCTGTCCCAGATTCCCCGGTACGATCGAGTAGTCGAACGCATCGAGCGCCGGCTCGTCCGGAAACGCGGTCAGCAGATCCAGCCCGCTCAGGCTCCCCGAGTTGTCCACCAGGTCTCTCGCCACACCGCTGAACCAGATCTCGTGGAAGTCCCCGTTTACCTGCACCTGCATCTGGTCGACTGCTGCACCGCTGAGCAAGCGCTGCACCGCGCTCGACGGGCTCCAGTAGTCGAACACCGTCACGCTCGGCAGTTCCATCGCCGGACCGTACGTGACCGTCGTTCCCAGCGTCGCTCCCGTGGCCGGTGCCGTCAGGAACGGCGCGTTCAGTTGTATCGTCACGTTATCGATCACCGCGGCCACGAAGCGGATCTCCCCGTTCGAGGTCACCGCCTGTCCCGGAGTCAATAAGTGAGCACCCGTGAATGCGAGCCGCCCTGCCGTTGTGTAGGAAGCCACTACCCCGCCGCCGAACGGCATCGGCGATCCGCCTAATGCCGCCTGAAACAGCGGACCGTAGCTCGGATCTCCGGCGGCCTGGTTCCAACTCGTCAGGTAGGTGCGCACCTCGAAGGTCGTTTTCCGTCGGCCGCCAATCGGAGTTCCCGGATAGGTCCGGCTTCCGGTCTTATCTTTGCGGGTTCCCGAATCCGATTGTTGCTGGGCCGTGAGCTTCAGCGCCGGAATCCGGTTTGCGGCTGTAATCGTGCCCACCTGTCCGTACGCGCTCTCCAGGGCCGTGTAGAACCGGTTGGCGTTTGATGAAATGTAGGATGACATCTCAGTTCCTGCTTACTCCGATCTCGAAGGTGACTTTCGCCACCTGAATGAAATTCCTGCCGCCCTGCTTGACGGCGCCGAAGGTCACCTGGTAGCCGCCCGTGTAGTACATACCATCGCCCCAGTCCCCGCGGTTCGCCGTCAGCACCTGTGTCGCCGCATCCGCGAAGAGTTCCAGGGTGTCCTGCAATCCGTCAATTCGGTCCTGCGAATGCCGCAGTTCGATCGCCATCTGCACCCGTCCGGAGATGCTCCGGAATTTCTCGGTCAGATCGTTGGTGATCTTCTCGCAGTACACCTGCATCGCCGGATACGTGGCGCCGCTGGTCCGTTCCGCCAGGTCCGCGGCGATGTTCTGCGTCTTGATCTGCGGCAGCGTCAGGCCGGACGCCGTTCCTGCGGTGAGCGCCGCCAGTCCTGCGCCCAGGCCATTGGCCGCGCTGAAGCGTGTCACCACCTTGTTGGTTGCTGCGTTTCCGAGTGTCGGTGCCATCAGCCCCTCTGTATCAGTCGCGGGACCGGGTAGAAGTACGATGGCTTCTGCCCATCGCCCGGACTCTTCGTCGATGTTGCCAGCACTCCTGGCTGAAGCCAGGCGCCTCCGGGTGCCAGCGGCGCTCCGTTCTGTTTGGTCAATTGATCCGGCGCTGTCCCCACGTACACATTCCAGCCGGTCGCGTTCGCCGGCGCCGTACCCGCCTGCACTAACAACGTCTGGTTAGTCACGGTATAGGATGCCGGTATCGACGGAGCACCCTCTTCTCCCGTCGCGTTCACCCAACAAGTACTCACATAATAGGTGCCGGCAGCGAGGGCTCCGGTCGCCCCAGTCACCGTCGGCGTGGCAGCTTGCGGAAGCGGGCTCCGTGCAATGCCGAGGCCGGCCGCGAGCACCTTCTCATAGGCCCACTTTGCCTGTTGTTCGAAGTCGTCGCGCTTATGTCCGTACCGGTCGTTGAGCTGGTTGTAGTAGGCATCCCCGTACACCAGTTTCAGCGACACGAATGTATGCCATAGCTTCACTGGCTTTGTCACCACGACACCTCCGAGGTTAGGTCCGGACTCGATTCCCGTCCGGTAGCCTGCCGCGATCATCCGCCGCAGCAGGGCTTCCACTTCGATGCCGACTTGTTCGTGCGCCAGCGCCAGCTTCTGCGTAACATCGATCTGTTCCGTCGTAGCCACGCTCAGCAGTTGCGAGTCCTGCGCGGATAGATCGTCGATACTCGAGGGCGGACCGTCCGTGTACAGTGCCATGTTCGTCTGTCCGCTATTTCGAGATCACCGCGCTCTTCAGCCGCTCCAGCTCACTGCTCGCCAGTACGGTCACCTGCACCTTCGAAGCCGCCGCCAATGCCTCGGCCGCTTTCTGTGCAGCTGACAGTGCCGCCTTGAACGCCGTCGTCTCTTCGGCGTTCGCCAGGCGGGCGACGCCGTCCACAATCAACTTGGCAGCCAGCCGTTTCGGCACCTCGGTCAGAGTGCCGTCCTTGCCGCCGTCCGGCGTCTCCTTGCTGACCACAATCGGAAACTCTTCCAGCAGCTTGCTCTCGACGTCGCGAATCTTCTGGTAGTACTGCCTCAGATCCATATCGTTTCTCCTGTAGGGCAGGCCGTATCGGCCTGCCCCGATTTGTCTCGCTGCGATCTTTGTGTCTGCCTCAAGTCACACAGCTGCGACCGTGAGGGGGCGGGCCTTCGCCAGCCATCCACAAAATCACCGGGAGCGATTACTAGGTATTGACTTGGACGCCCGCTTCGTTCCGCAGAACGCCGCAGCCGTAAAGGACATCCACCGTGAACTGCTGTGCCAGCGTGTCCGGCTGGTAGCTCATTACCACCCGCATTCCGAAGTTGCCCAGTTCGGCGTACTCCGCAATCGCGCCGGTCCCCGGAAGGGGCTGCGGCAGACGGCGGATCACCAGCCCGAGAGCGCTCTTGGTGAAAGCCAGGTTGTGCGTGGTCACCGGGCTGCTGCCCGTCTTCTGCACGAACTGCGACCGGAAGACGAAGAAGTCCTTCACCTTGCCGACCGTCCCGTCCACGATGGCTCGAAGACCGGCATCGCCCGCCGCCTGGAATTCGCTGAACCGCGGAATCTGCCGCCATGCCGAATATGTGGCCGCATCCACCACCATGAACTTCTGTTCGCTCTGCGGGATCTTCGCCAGGAACAGAGCGGTTTCCGCCGCGTCGATCGTCGCTTCCGTGATCGCCGTGCCGGCGGTGCCTACCGGCGAGTTCGCCGTGAAGCCCGCGTACAGACCCAGCAGGTCGCTTTCGATCTTCTGCGCGATCGCCGCCACTGCCGGCTGCATGTAGATCTTCAGCAGGTCCGGAACCGCCAGCACTTTGGTCACATCCGGAATCTGGAAAGTCGCTTCCGCGTGCGTATTCAGCACGATCTGCGCGTTGCCCAGGCTCGGATTCTGTGTTTGCACCGTCCCGCCCTCGGCGATGTTGTTGGCCACCATCGTCGGCGGAATCGGCACGTTCACCGTGTCGCCGGCCTGAGCCAGAACCGGTTCGTAGTCGCGATTCACCAGGTTCCCCATCACGAGGTTCCCGACCAGTACCGGCAATGCGTCCGCCGCCACCAGCTTCACGATCGCGTTAGCGACGTTACTTGAAGTAATTGCTGCCATTCTTTCTCCTTGTTGGTTTGTGATTGCCGGCCGGAATGGCCGGATCTTACTGGACCTTTTCGTGTGACCACCCGTGGGGCCGGCTTTATCCGGCGGCGGGCTTCAGCCCGCCTACGCACACTAGAAGCCCTTCAACGTCTGTGATGCCACGCGTACGATCTCCTCACGCACGCGCTGCATCTCATCCGCGCTCATTCCCGGGCGGATTCGGTCCAGGTCGATCGTTTCCTTCCCGGACGCCGGGGCCTTCAGGGTGGCCGTCATTCCGCTCCCGCCCGCGATCCGAGCCGGAAGGAATTCCGGATTCTCCGTGACAAACGCCGAAAGGTAGTCCCGCAGCGATTTGTCCCCTGTCTCTTCTCGCGCCACAAAACGGCCATCCCCGGACCTGACGATTCCGTCCTGGACCGCCTTGTACGCCAAATCAACCTTTGCCACGCCCAGCCGCTGCAACTCCCCGCGGATCGCCGAGTTGCGCTCGGCTTCCTCCGCTGCCTGCCGGCTGCGCTTGTTCTCTTCCACCAGCTCGTTGACTCTCCGTTCGAGCTGTTCCCGCCGCCGGCGCTCTTCCAGCAGCTCGGCCTGGTGAGCCGGCTCGGTCTGTGCTTGCTCTGCGCTTTGGTACTCCTGAATCGCCTGGCGGACGATCCCCTGTATGTCGATACCTTCCATAAACCTCCTGGTTTGTTTTGCTCTCTCCTCCGGCCCCACCGGTGCACCACCTGCGGCGCCCGTCAGGCCTTGCCGTTGGCCTCTTCGATTTCTTCGGCAACCTTGTTCTTGATCTCCTGCCGGGCGTCGCAGAGGAACTTGAAGGCCAGCTTCTTGAAGACCTGCTTCTTCAACGTCTCTGACCCGATCCCGAGGTCCAGCAGCTTCTTGGCATCGTCCAGTTCGTTGCTGAAGTCTTCGATATCGAACTCGTCCAGTCCGGTGATGTCGATCGTGATATCGTCCTGCCGGGCCGCGGCCATCGCCCACAGCACTTGCTTGATGTTTTCTTTCAAGTAGTCGCCGTAAGCCCGCAGCACTTCCTGGGTAATGCTGAAATCCCACTG